TTTTGCAGCAGGCATAGGTGCTGAAGGATTAGAGAATAAAAAGACTAACTCACAATCATCTGGTAGTATCTCTTTAATCCATTTGTATTTATTGTACTCTGCATAATCCCAGAACCTACCTTTTGCTTCAAGATAAATAACTTTATCTTCTAAGATACGAATGAAGTCAGGATGATACTTGTGTGGAATACTATACTCTATGATTCCTTTGTGGTGTTCCCAATGTTGTAGTTCTTCCTGGTGTAGGTCATATTCCCATTTGGAATCGTATCCTTTAGGTAGTCCTTTTTCAATTGGTCTTTTCTTTCTTGGTTTTCTTTTCATTAGTGTCTCGTCTCATCTGTTGGCATATCCATTCCAAGTTCTCGTAAGTTTAGTTCTTCACCTATAAGTTCTTTGAGTTTATGTAATAGTACAGTATCTATTTCATATAGCTCTGTGCCTGAGAAAAGTACACCACCTATTGCTGTAATTAATTCATCTAAAGGAATAGCAGTAATATCTATTTCTATGGAATCTCTTTCTTTGTCTGTAGTCATCATTGTAACTCTTTATTTAATTGTTCTAGTGTTAAATCGGGATTTCTTTTTACTTTTTTGTATATCCATTTTAAAGAATAAGCACTGAGTAAAAATTTCCTATTCGTATATATGTGAGTCTGCTCAGATAAATACTCTTCGATATTGTTTATGTTGATCTGTTGTTTATCTTCTTCATCAGGTATGATTGAATACAACCATTCAACTAGTAATTCTTTACCACGTTTTCTAAGTCTCTTAGCTTTTCTTCCATTCATTTGTTACCTCTCTAACTCGTGGAAGTTTTGCAACATTTGTCAAGTACTCAAGTTTCTTAGAATATTTAAATACTCTTAAACCTTCACCATCGTTAGCGTCTGCGTGACAAACAAACTTATGTCTGCACCATACACAAGGTCTAGCAATTTTCATGTTGCCCGAAACTCCATCAGCTACAGTAGCATAACATTTCTCAGGTGGAGTATCTTGTTTAATCTGTTTCTTTAAAGTTTTAATCCTTTGTACGATGTTAGGTTTGTCTAGTTCTTGTGGTCTAAACAAAGCAAGTTCTCCGTTCTCTTTATTAAGAGTAAGGAATCCACCATGTGTTGTTCCTTCTGCTTCTTCGTAACCTGCTATCTGTGCCATGTAACCAAACGGATCGTTGTCAGGTAGTGTGCCGTCTTTGAATTTCTTGAATGCAAAACCTGAAGCTGTCTTAACATCTACTACTTCACCATCAATCTTACAATCCATGTGGCCTTTAATCCCTTGTACTTTAACTTCCTTTTGTTCGTCAGTTACTTCGTGTCCTGCTAGTCTAGCTAAAAATAATACGACTTCTTCCAGGATATGCCCATATAAAAACTTAATCTGTGTTGAAGCAGAGAAAGAATTTTTCTGATCTGTAGCTTTCATGTCGTACCACAACTGACGGTTGGGTTTACCTACGTTTGACATTCTCAAGGTAGGTTTGTTAATAGGATGTTCTCCTGACCAGCCAAGTAATGCTTGTTTCATTGACTCACCGAAAGCTGTAGCTGTTTCTTCTGAAACTCCTAATGATTGTCCTTCTGTAAGTGTGTCAAGTTTGTCGTATATATCTTGTACGAGTGTGTCTAATGTTTTTTTCTTCTTAGCCATAAGCTATTCCTCTTTCTTTATATAATTTTTTATAGAATGTAGCAACCTTTTGTATTTGATCTGGTGTTGCTTGATTCTTAATTGAGTTTGCCATTAGAGAAACCATTATAACATTTCCTTTTTCATAACCTTCAGTATTATCTATTCTATCTAGGCTTGGTGAATCATACCAGTTTTCCATTCCTATTACAAGTTCCATATCTAATATAGGACAAGTATTTGTAATCAATTCTTTTAGATCTTCCTTAGTTAGAGTAAATTTTATATTCCTTTTCTTTGCTCTACATTTGGCATCTCTTAATAATATTCTTAAATGATCTACGCTACCTATGGTTTTTCTTCTTGAATCCCAATATTCCTTTTGACAAACTCTACATTGATTTCTCCAGGTTTCTGTATCTGGTCTAAAATAAAAGAAATCTTTTGTTAGTTGTTTTTCTTCTTTACAAACTCTACAAACTTTAGTGTGTTTCACTCCAGTCTTCTCCTGTTTTATATTCGGCATCTAATGGACAGTGCATTTTGTAATGATCACCAGCATCTTTAATGGCTTGCACTGCTAGTTGCCCGAATTGTTCTGTGTGTTCTGTCTTAACTTCCACTTGCCATTCGTCATGGATGTTAGCAACAAATTTATAATCTAATCCTTCGTCTTTAGCATTGGCATCTAACATAACTAAAGCTCTCTTCATTACGATAGCACCACCGCCTTGTAGTAAACTGTTCAAAGCAGCGTGTGTGTTTCTTATATGTATTCGTCTTCCGTCAATTCCTTTGAGGAAACCTTTCGTTGCTGCTTTTGTAACTCTATCTCGAAGAGCCTTAAATGTTGGTTGATTAGCAAAGAAGCGTTCTCTAAGTTTTCTGCCAGACTTCTCGCTTCCACCAACCACTTGTCCAAGTTTTTTATTTCCTGCTCCGTACAAGAGTGCATAGATGAAAGTCTTTGCCTGATTTCTTGATTTAAGTCCTGCAATTTTTTGATTACGGGAGTGTATGTCTCCATATATAATTTCATTTGTAAATTCCTTATCTTTCATGTAGTGTGCAAGCATTCTTAACTCTAGTCCTGAAGCATCAATGCCTACAAGTTTGTATCCTTTTTGTACAGTCCAGCATTCTCTGCATTCTGTTCCGTAAGGACTCTTAACGGAAGGTACTTGAGCCATGTTAGGCGCTCTATGACTCATACGACCTGTGATTGTACCGTTAGGTATCACAAACCCATGTACTCTACTGTCATCTTCAACTGCATTAATCCAGGATTCAATCTGTGCTATTCTTTTTTGTAGTAATAGAAACTCAGCAATTAACTGAGCTTCTGGAATATCTTTTATGCGACCTAAGATTTTCTCGTCAACTACTGGTTGTCCTGTTGGTGTAAATCTGTAAGGCTTCCAACCAAAGTCTTGTAAGTATTCACCTATTTGTTTCCTTGAACCTAAGTTAAAAGGTTCTTCGTGTTCTCTTATAATCTTTTCTGTGCCTTCAGCAAATTCTATTTGTTCGTCTAAAGTTAGATGTACTTTCTTTCTTGTATCTAAGTTAAGTCCAAGTTTAGAAAGCGCACCAGTCTTTGTGTGCTGTGGTACTATCTCTTCTCGCATTATCTTAGGCTTGAAGGTTTCATGTACTTCGTTCTCAACCTCTGACATTCTTTTGTAAAGACTTGCCAAAAGTTTCTCAGCTTTTGTTTGGTTAAATTCAAAACCATCTTGTTCTTGTGTCTTCATTATAGAAGCTATAGAGTGTTCTAAATTAACAGACTCCATTGAGAAACCTTTGGCTTCTTTTCTAAGGACATCAAGTACAAGTTTATTTACTTGAACATCTCTGACACAGTAATCTAACATCTCTTTAGAATACTTACTGTAATCATCGAAGTCTATCTTAGGAAGATTAATATCAGGATGATAACCCCACATATTTAGACTATGGCCACCTTCTCTAACTGGATTAAACAACCTAGATAACACAAGAGTATCAACTAATTTCTTAGATGTTAGATCAACACCAAGTAGTTTCTTTATGTAAGGTATGTCAAAACCTATGATGTTATGCCCGATTAAAGTATCTGCTTTTTGAAGTAACTCAAGACCTGACTCCAGTTGGTGAGGAGCAAATTTATAAATCTGACCAGAGTCAGAATCTTGAGCGACAATACACCAAACTTTGGTAGCTTTGATGTCATCTGTTTCTATGTCAAATACTAAACTAAGCATATTCATTAAACTCTAAATCGTTGTTATCATCTTCGTAATCTTCAGAAGGTATTTCATTTAACCTTCCTGTTTCTCTATCATATAGTAATCTACTAGCTAGACCTACATCACCAGTGTATCTGGATTTTAATACTCTCAAGAGCGTAGTGTTTGATTCGTCTGGATCGTCTGCTTGTTGGTTGCGTTCCAATCCTATGACACAATCACTGAGTTGCGCTATACTCTGAGAACCTCTCAAGTGACTTAGGTTCACTTGTATTCCGTT